AGCATACGTTTAGATTCATAATCCTGTACCTCTCTGATACGTAGATCTTTTTCAAGTGATTCACTTTTGTGCTTACCACGTTTTTTATTGCGGGGGTCAAACCTAGAATATTTTGCCATTTTCTCCTCTTAATATCCTAACATTTCTTTTGTCATAATATAATCTCTTACAAAGTCTGATCGGACAATATCCTCCCAACCAAAATTTATAACTGTAAAATTCTTTAGTTGTTCTACAATCTGTAAAAACTGAATAATACCTTGTTTTTCATCATCATATTTAAAGTCACTCTGTTTATAGTCACCACTAAAAATAATCTTTGTATGTCTACCCACACGTGTAATGACCGAGTCAAGTTCGTGAAAGTTTAAGTTCTGCATTTCATCAACTACTATAATAGCATTGTCGAATGTAGTACCACGAATAAATGATGTAGACTCAAACTGAATCTGACCTGCAGACACCATCTTATTATAGGATGTTTTATCACCAAACAATTCATGACAGATGTTTTTATATGGTGTAGTAAATGCCTCCTCTTTCTCGGCCTTTGTTCCTGGTAAGAATCCCATATCTCTTGTAGGAACCATAGATCTTAAAATGACTAGCCTGTCATACTCAGTCTCTTTGTCAAGTACATCCTCTAGTGCAAGATATAATGCATTAAATGTTTTACCTGTACCTGCAGTTCCTGTTAATACAAGATTATAACCCTCATCCCAAGCCTCGTAACACTTCTCCTGATTTAATGTTATTGGTTCGAACTGTAGTAAATCATCTAAACGTACAGACATTGAGTTGTTCACAGTTTTAATTCGTTTTTTCATTATGTCTCTATTGTGTTACCACGACCAGATTTTTTCTTAATACCCTTTAATAGATCGTTCCATTCGGAACCTGCAGCTTTACGTGCAGTGTCTCCGACTCCTGATATGAATTTTGATGTGGAAAGTTTTTGTTTGTACTTGCCTTCTGCAAGTAATGCTTCTCGTTCTGAGAGAGAAAGGATCATATCCTTTTCCTCACCAGTCTCTACATTAATCATTGTGTAACTTGGCATCTTTAATCCTATGTCAGCTGACTATATTATATCATGAAAAATAACCAGCTGACACAGTTATTTTCCTACTATGAGGCTTCAGCTATACGCGTTGATAAAAACTCGTACTTACGTTTGAGTTTCGACACTAGGTCCTTATTACCTTTCTTTTTAACCTTGTTTATATATTGTTCTAATTCTGTTAAATCGTTACGTAATCTATCAAGCTGAATTTTACTCATTGTTTCTCCCTGAGTTAGTTACTTTAGAATTAAATTTGGAAATGCCTCCTGTACTAGTTTCTTGGTAATACCTTTTGCTGGCTGTCTTTTGTCAATCATATTACACAACAGCTCAGCGTCTTTGGGGTGAATAGTCTCTAACACATCGATAAAGAGTTTTTCACGACGAAACGCAGGCATCTTTTCACCTGGTCCGCCCTTCACCCAATTCGCGAATTTCTTATTATGTTTGAGTAAGTTTGATGGAACTGTAGATTCATCAGCAGGTTCATATGGTGGTTTACCCTCTGGTAAAAGCCATTGAACTGTATCATCAAATGTTCCACGTAAAACATCTTTTAATGCCCAGTTATTATCATGTTCCTGGAGAATCTTAATCTTCTCTGCCTTTGTTTTAGCGGCAGAGGCTTTCTCAATAATTTCATGTACACGCCATGTTACTTTATGTACCATATCAAATGAAGTCCTTTACATCTTCTAATAATCTACGACAGCGGTTATCTACAAGATATTGAAAAACCTTCTTAGAATTTTCTTTCTTATCTTGGCTGTTAAACGTATTTATAATTTCTTGTTTTAGATCAGCTGGAGTTGACTCAAGATCGATTAACTTTCTGTTACGCTGAATGTTACGAAGAACATCCTGTCCTTGAGAGGTAGGATCTTGCATAAGTGCTTCCATTACAGGTTTACGTAATGGAGTCTGCCGTTCACCGTCTACGAACACGTTATCTCCTGATAAAACGTTTGGTACACCATCTGATGTATCACCTTTCAATATCAACTCAAGCAACTGTTTTCTTGGATGCTCTACCTTTATATATTTCTTTGTCATCGGAGAAAACTGTGACACATTGTTATATTTTTGCAATTGTGCAAAATCTTTATCAGCAGATATAATCATAACATCATCATGGTTGCCAAACTCTTGTGTATCCTCTACCAATGCAGCGATCACATCATCAGCCTCACAACCATCAATCTTAATTGTCTTATACGGAAAGTACTCACCTAGCTCTTCCCATACCATATTGATAATACGGAAGATCTCATTCCAATCCATTTTAGAATCTTTACGGCCTTTCTTACGCGCGGCCTTATATTGTGGAAATGCTTTGTAGCGCCAGTTATTACCGGCATCACCTGCGATGACGACCTCACCAAATTTATCTTTGAACTTGGTTCTATACATACGTATGGAGTTCAAAATCATATGGCGAATCAGGTTTTCATCAATATCCAATCTCTGTGTAACGATATTAGAAATCGCGATCCCATTGTAGTCAATAATAATCATAGTAAATCCTATATACTGTCCCTGGCGTAAAGCTCTTTATTATTATACACATTATTTCAGGTAATGTACACAACTATTTTAGGTGTCGTGAATGTATTTTGCAACCAATAAATTCATTGTAGTATTCATCACTGAGTAGTACATTTCTTTCGAATTGTTCTTTAGCTTCATAGTAAGAACATTCACCTTTTGTTTTGCAAAGACGTAGTATTTCTCGCTTAAAATTAGAATTTCCCTTAGATTCTACAAGTGTTTGTACTTCCTTACTTGAGCCAAAATACGTGCGCCAGTCGGACTCTACGCGCGTCCTGACGCGTCTCTTGCGGTTCTTTGTGATAGGTAAGGTTTTGGGTTTCCAAAAGAATTTCTTGCCAATATACTTCTTTCCAGTATCAAGCTCTGTAATCATGTAGACAAAACCCTGATATTCTTCAGGTGTCTCATCATACTCTTTTCCATTATAATGCCACATAATTTATTTTAATTCTTTTCCTCTTTTGTCAAACCGCTGTAGAATTGTAAGTCTTTTTGGATCAAATATAACAAAGTTTTGTCCAGGTATTTTCTTGTCTTTATTAAAAAATACTCCCTGGACACCTTTACTTTCTAAGTAATCAGATGCCTTCTTACTTTCGGCAGGACCAGATTTTCCTGTTCCATATGATGACCGCAAAGCTTGATAGTAATATCTACCCTCTGTTCCTCTGGAATCATCATAGTCAATTGTTTTTAAAACGTTTTGAATAAACTTAGGTTGTCTATCAAATGGTAAGTCCCATCTCAATAGCTTATCGGTATCTATTGAAACTTTTAATTTATATAAAGTTGAGGTATTACTTTTAGAAAGTTTTTGATAATACTTTCCTACATCTATATTTTTAGAAATATAAATTCCAGAACCATATGCGGCACCGCCAGATCCAGTATGAGCTTTGACTTTTTCGAATTTGTCAAACCTAGCTGAAGATCCATGCCATGCTGTAAATGATCCAACTTTTTCTGTTATATAATTTTTGAAACTATGCATAAAAAAATAGCCCCTTTCGGAGCTATTTATAATCAGTCGTTATCGAACTCTTCGTAGTCTACCGAGAACCCGCACATTGGACAATATTGAGGAATCTCTTCTTCGTCTACTACGAGGACTTGTGTTTCTGTCTCACATGCTTCGCATTCAGTCCAATATTCAGTTTCCATGTAATCTCCTTAGAATGTTATTTCGCATGCGCCACCCTGACATGCAATCGCTCCCATCGTATCTATATCAGTAAATTCTTTCTGATTCAACTGAGATACAAAATCGATAGGTTGCATATTCTGTTGGATCTTTGTCCACTTGTGTAGTAGGAATACATCCTTCAAGCAGTACTCAGCTTCTTTGGTATCTGACATAAAATAGTTTTCTGCAAACTTATTAAATCGACGGATCCACTCTTTATTAATATCTGACATTTCACCACGATACTGTTCATCCATTTGAGCGATCTGTGTTGCTTCCCATAGATCACGGAATCCTTGCTTACGAGTATCTACAATAAGACCTGATGCAAACAATGCAGCTTTACCATAAGTTGCTACAATCTCATCTTCCGTCTTGACCTCAGTATTTGGTGCTTGTGCAAAGTCCTTATCACCAGAACCAGCCAAGAAACTAATACCAGCGAAACTATGGCGGTTGTCGTATACATAATCCTCTACCTCTGACCACATATGTGGCATGACTGTGACT